CGAACAACGTGAACTAAGAAACGTGGGCTCTGGTGATGGGAATGCGGCACAAGAAGCTGCAGAACGAGCTAGGAAAAAACATCAAAAGGCACAAAGACAACTAGATGAAATGGTAGCTAAAGAAAAAGCTACACCCAATCTAGAACCAAAGGTAACGCCTAAAACACCACCAAAAGCAGTACAACAAGAGTTTGATTTTAATAAAGTAAATATTCCTAACACCTTGTTTCATGGTAGCCAAACTAAAGGTATTAAAAATTTAGAACTTCCAAATAACCCAAATCTTTCTTTATCCTCTACGGGAGGTATTTTTTCTGTAGCTGATCCTAAAGATCCTAGATTTAGAAGTTTTATTAAAGGATTAAACAGTAGAGGGGACGAAGGCTCTGGGTATGTTTTAAAATCTAATATTAAAAATCCTTTAGATGCTGAAAACATTCCTGAAGATATGCTTACTAAATTACAAAACATAGAAATGTATAGAGGACGACCAAGTAGAGGAGGTCCTAAAAATTTAGACTTTAACATAGACACTATTTTACATAGTCCTGAAATAGGTGGAGGCAACCCTATTAAAAAAGATTTTGCTGATATTTTCACTAGAGAAGGATATGATGCTTTGCGTTACCCTCCTAGAAGAGGAATGACAGGAGAAGGCGATACTATTATTTCTTTAGACCCCAGTAATTTAGAAATAACTGATGAAATACCTTACGACCAATTAGATGATTTTATAAGAACTTTATTGAATGACTAGTAATGCTGATAAGCTAAAAGCTTTAAAAAACATAGACCTATCACATTTAGATAAAGCAGAAGCTAAAGAGTTCACTGTTTTATTAGAAGAATTAACTAAACGTGAGTTTCAAGAAGAATCAACAAGTACGTTTATGAACTTCGTGAAATCTATTTGGTCTGAGTTTATAAACGGTGATCATCACGTAAAAATGGCTAAAGCTTTTGATGACATAGCCAGTGGTAAACTAAAACGTTTAATTATTAACATGCCTCCTAGACACACAAAGTCTGAGTTTGCATCACATTTGTTCCCTGCTTACTTATTAGGTAAAAATCCTAAACTAAAAATTATAGAAGCAACCCACACGGCTGACCTTGCAATTAACTTTGGACGTAAAGTTAGGGATTTAATTGATGGAGAAGAGTACAGAGAATTGTTTCCTGAAACAGAACTAAAAGCTGATAGCCGTTCTGCGGGTAAATGGTTAACTAATAAAGGCGGTGAATATTACGCTGCTGGTATTGGTGGTGCGTTAGCAGGAAGGGGTGCGGATTTGTTTATTATTGATGATCCACATTCTGAGCAAGACGCTATGTCAGACAAAGCGATGGACGAAGCATACGAATGGTTTATGTCGGGTCCTCGTCAAAGGTTACAACCTGGAGGGGCAATCGTAATAGTTATGACCCGTTGGAATAAAAAAGATTTAACGGGTAGGTTAACTAGGAAAATGGCACAAGACGAAGGTTCTGATCAATGGGAAATAATAGAATTCCCTGCTATATTGCCAAGCGGTAAACCTTTATGGAAAGAGTTTTGGGAACTAAAAGAATTAGAAAGTATTAAAGCTTCTGTTAGTCCGTCTAAGTGGGCGGCTCAATACATGCAAAGACCGACAGGGGAAGGTATTTCAATTATACCTAAAGATTGGTTTAATATTTGGGATGAAAACAAACCACCTAAATGTGATTACTTAATACAAAGTTACGATACAGCTTTTCTAAAATCAGAAAGAGCTGACTTTACAGCTATAACAACTTGGGGTGTGTTTTATCCTGAAGGAAAGATAGGTGAAGAAACATATCACGGAGACGAAGCTCATTTAATTTTAATAGATTGTATAAAAGAACGTTTTGATTTTCCTGAACTAAAAGCTGAAGCATTACGTTTGTATGAGTATTGGAGTCCTGACACAGTTATCATAGAAGCTAAAGCTAGTGGTATTCCGTTAGTACAAGAATTACGTAGAGTCGGTATTCCTGTAAACACTTTTTCTCCAGGAAAAGGTCAAGATAAAATCGCTAGATTAAACTCAGTATCCCCTATTTTCCAAGACGGACGCGTATGGGTTCCTGATAATAGATTTGGTGAAGAACTTATGGAAGAAGTTTCTGATTTCCCATCTGGAGAAAATGATGACTTAGTTGATGCTACAACTTTAGCATTAGCAAGGTTTAGGGAAGGAGGCTTCTTGCAATTAACCAGTGACTATTTTGAAGAAGAGGAGTATTATGATAGGGAAAGGGTTTATTATTAATCAAAATCATACTATGATTTATCTACATGGCTATTGAAAAACAATCGTTGTCCGCAGTTCCTAATCCTCAAGAAGAAATTGAGTTGGAAATTATGGAACAACCTGAAGAAGAAACTGAGCTTTTTGTTCAACCTGATGGTTCAATAATTAGAGGCAGTGACATGCCTGAAGAAAAGATTTCTAAGTTTGGAGAAAACATAGCCGAGTCTTTAGATGAAAGAGAATTAAACACTATCGCTACAGAATTAGTCGGTTCTTTTGAAGATGACTTAGATTCTAGAACGGATTGGTTTCAAACATACGTAGAAGGTTTAGATTTATTAGGTATTAACTCAGATTCCAGAACACAACCTTTTGTTGGTGCTTCAGGAGTTCATCATCCAATACTTGCGGAAGCAGTAACTCAGTTTCAAGCACAAGCTTACAAAGAAATGTTACCAGCAGGTGGACCCGTTGACACTGAAGTTTTAGGAATGACCGATGATAGCAAATTAGAAAAAGCTAATCGTGTTAAAAACTTCATGAATTATCAAATAACTTACAAAATGGAAGAATATGATCCTGAAATGGATCAACTTTTGTTTTATCTTCCGTTATCAGGCTCAGCATTTAAAAAAGTTTACTATGATCCTTCAGTTGGACGTGCAGTAGCACGTTTTGTTAAGTCTGAAGATTTAGTTGTTCCTTATTACGCGGTAGATTTACTAACATCGCCTAGAATTACACACGTAATTCACATGAACGAAAACGAATTACGTAAATTACAACGTTCTGGCTTCTATAAAGACATGGATATGATGTCTCCAGGAACCGCAACAGACAATACTGAAGTATCTGAAAAATTAGACGAGCTACAAGGCTTAACTAGAACGATAAGTGACGAAGAATTCACCTTATTAGAGATGCATGTTGACTTAGATATCGAAGGATACGAAGACAAAGACGAAAATGATGAAGAAACAGGGGTAGCTTTACCTTATGTAGTCACNATTTGNAAAGATAACAACAAAGTTCTTGCTATTAGACCTAATTATAACGAAAAAGACCCGATGAAGAAGAAAATCGAGCATTTTACGCATTATAAGTTCCTTCCAGGATTAGGTTTTTACGGTTTTGGCTTAATTCACATGATGGGCGGCTTAACTAAGTCGGTTACAGCGATTTTACGTCAATTAATAGACGCAGGAACACTTTCTAACCTTCCAGCAGGGTTTAAAGCACGTGGATTGAATATTCAACGCCACGATGACCCGTTACAACCAGGAGAATGGAGAGATGTTGACGCTCCAGGAGGAAGATTGCAAGATGCTTTCCTTCCTTTACCTTATAAAGAGCCAAGCGGTACTTTAACCACTTTATTAGGTGCTTTAGTTGATTCTGGTAAACGTTTTGCGGCTACAGTAGAAAGTCCTACAGGAGATGGTAACTCTGAAGCTCCCGTTGGTACAACAGTAGCACTTATGGAAAAAGGACAAAGAGTTATGTCCGCAATCCATAAAAGATTACATTACGCACAAAGAACTGAGTTTAAAATATTAAAAAGAGTGTTCGGTGAGTTTTTACCTTCTGAATACCCTTACCAAGTTCAAGGTGCTTCAGAAAATGTATTTAAAGCAGATTTCGATAACTCCGTAGATGTTATACCTGTAAGTGACCCAAATATCTTCAGTATGACACAAAGAATTACATTAGCTCAAACACAGTTACAAATGGCACAAGCAGCTCCTGAATTACATGATTTAAGAGAATCTTACAGAAAAATGTATATAGCGTTAAATATTAAAGATATTGATGCATTACTACCTCCTGAAGAAGAAGTACCTGCACGTGATCCAATAAGTGACCAACAATCAGCTTTAACAGGAAAACCTATAAAAGCTTATCCGTTTCAAAACCATGAAGCTTATATTGGTTCTCACACAGCGTTTATGCAAAACCCGATGGTTCAACAAAACCCAATAGCTACCCAAACAATAGGTGCAAACATACAAGAACACCAAGCTATGTTATATAGACAACAAATAGAACAAGCAATGGGTCAGCCGCTTCCACAATTAGAAGATGGACAAATGCCTCCAGAGGTAATGAACCAAATAGCTATGATGGCAGCACAAGCTACACAACAGGTTACAGGACAAGCACAAGCTATGGCACAAGCCGCAGCAGCAGCACAACAAGACCCACAACGTCAAATGTTTGAGGCTCAGTTACAACTAGAAAAAGAACAGTTAGCACAAAAAGCTGAAGACGATATGCGTGACGCAGAAATTTCTATGACTAAAGCACAAATGGATGCACAAATCAAACGTGAGAAAATAGAAGCTGATTTAAGAGTACAAGATACTAAAGCTGCTATAGAATTACAAGAGTTAGAGCAGAAAGCAAAAGCTGATGCCGAAAAGAACTACACCGAACTAGTAAAAACAGTTCGGGAGAGTAGGAAACAAAACGGAGAAAAATAATGCGAGAGTATTACGACAAGATGAAAGGTTACCCATCACCGTCTAAAAAAGCTAACAGAGCAGAACCTAGTGAGCCTTCAATGGTTGATAACACTAGAACTCAATCTGTTAAAGCAGGTGAATGCTTAGATAAGCCAGAAGAGGCTAAAGTCAAAGCGGCTTACGGGCAAACTAAAGGACTTCTTTGGTATAGGTCAATTAAATAAGTGGACTATATCATGGCTACGGAGCATTTGCTCCGTAAATATCGTGAGAGAAAAGAAGCTCTTACGCAAACGTTAGCTTCTGGAAGTATTGAGAATATTGAACAATACCAAAGGATAGTTGGCGAAATAACAGGTTTGAGAATCGCTGAACAGGAGATTCAAACCTTACATTCTAATATGGAGGATGCATATGACGATTAAAGTCGAAAAAACAACTGTTCCAGATAGAGTATTAAGAGATTTTGGAAGTGATACCCCAGCTCCAATGGTGGAGCCTACTATCACCCCAGAAAACTTAGACTCTCATGCGGATTCTTTACCTAGACCGACTGGGTATAGAATTCTAATATTACCTTTTACACAATCATCTGTAACTAAGGGCGGTATACATTTAGCTAAACAAACTGTTGACAAGGAAAGACTTGCAACTGTTGTTGGTTATGTTGTCGCTATGGGTTCAGATGCTTATAGTGACCCACACAAGTTCCCTGAGGGACCTTGGTGTAAAGAAGGTGATTGGGTAATCTTTGGCAGATATGCTGGAGCTCGTTTTCAAATAGAAGGTGGCGATATGCGTCTTTTAAATGATG